ATATAATTGATACCGCTATTTAAGGCATTGCTCCTAGTAGCACCGAAACCACCCTTCCATCGGTGTTTTATGCAGGTATCTTCATTGACCCAAAAAGACCAGCAAGATTTCCATAGCGGAAAATGATCTTTAAGGCTAAATCCGAGAATACCCTCATAAGTCGCTGCACCTGAATTTGACAGAAATGTTTCAAAGCGAGCATCATGATTACCCAGACACCATATTAAAGGAGTATCTTTTCTGGCAGCATTTTCAATTCCTGTCATAAATTCCTGACAGGCTTCAAGTTCTTCTTTTACTGTAGGAGTTTGCGACCAATTGATTCTCTTATGTGCGCTATTTTGACTTCCATCGAACATATCGCCATTGGCTACAATCGCTTTGAGTTCGCCTTTAAAAGCCTTAATCATGGCTAATAGTGCTTTATAAGCTGTGGTTACTTCGCCTGGCTGAAAGTGAGCATCAGAAAATACTATGACTCGACCTTTATCTGGAATCTCAATACCCCTGCGAACATGACCAGAGGTTTGATCTATTTTTTTAATATTAGTACGACCAGTAGATTGCGGATTAGTCGTTGGTAATTCTATTTGATACTTTAACTCTAAAGCCCTTCTTCTAGCATGGACTGATCGAATACCCATCTTCAATGCTCTTGATACTCTATCTGGACTACCCAATTCTTTCCAACATTCGATGAATTGCTCATCAGTAGCAAGGTAATTAGACATAAGACTCCCTAAGTGAGTAAGCGAATCTTAACTGAATTTAATTAATAATCAATGACATATTTGTAACCCTTATGCTAATATGACATTGTCAGATAGGGTACAACTGTCCTTGTATGCCACAAATAGTCAAAAGCTATTTCCTATCTGACACCCATTAGTGAAGATTATGAGTAAAAACAAGGTAGGTAGACCATCCGATTATTCATTAGAGTTAGCAATCAAAATCTGCGAAAGAATTGCTAATGGAGATGGTTTAGTCAAAATTTGTCGAGATGACGAATCCATGCCCCATAGAAGTACAGTCATGTCATGGTTGTTTAAGCATAAAGAATTTGCAGACATATACGCACAGGCGAGAGAACATCAAGCCGACTTCTATTTTGAGGAAATATTAGAAATCGCTGATGGATCAGAAGCCGATGAACTATTAGATAAGAATGGCAATCCTACTGGTAAAGCCAATCATGAGAACATTAATCGCAGCCGACTCAGAGTTGATGCGAGAAAATGGATTGTGGCAAGATTAGCTCCTCGCAAGTATGGCGATCAAGTGCAATTTGATGCCGAAAACAACAATTGGACAGTTAATGGCATCCCAGTCAAAACAAAGTAGAGAACCAATCAATTTACCCCCTTTGCACAAGGGACAGCAAGAAGCCTACAATGCTTCCACTCGATTCTTTGTAGTGCGCTGCGGTAGACGATGGGGCAAAACTGCAATGATGCAGAATATTGCTTGTGCAGCAGCAGCCCAAGGCGAGAAGATAGGCTGGTTTGCTCCTGACTACAAAATCCAATCGGAAGCCTTTCGAGAGATTACCGACCTATTATCCCCAATGATTAAGCAAGCATCCAAGATTGATGGGATTATTCAAACTTATACTGGTGGGCGCATAGACTTCTGGACTCTGGAGAATGAAAGGGCTGGTCGATCCAGAAAGTACCATAAAGCCTTTATTGACGAAGCAGCCTTTACCAAGCCGAATATGCCAAAGGTCTGGCAAACTGCGATTAAACCAGCATTATTAGACTATCAAGGCAGTTGTCTAGTAGCTTCCACCCCTAATGGCATAGATAGCGATAATTTCTTTTGGCAGATATGCAATCAACCTGAACATGGCTTTACTGAGTATCATGCCCCTACTTTTACTAATCCATTCCTGCCAACCGAAGAACTCGAAAAGCTGGAGAGAGAAAATCACCCATTAGTCTTTAAGCAAGAATATTTGGCTGAATTCGTGGATTGGGCAGGAGAAGCCTTTTTTAGCGTAGATAAGCTGCTGGTCGATGGTAAGGCAGTTGCCTATCCCACTAAATGCGATGGTGTCTATGCAGTCATTGATACTGCGGTCAAGGGTGGAAAAGAAAATGATGGTACTGCGATTGTGTATGTGGCAGTCGATAAGTACACCCAAAACCCCTACAACTTGATTATTCTTGATTGGGATATTGTGCAGATTGATGGCGCAATGTTGGAAAATTGGATGCCAAGTGTTTTTGCAAGGTTGGAAGAACTGGCTAGATTGACTAATGCAAGGGCTGGAGTTGTCGGAACATTCATTGAAGATGCTGCTGCTGGTTCGATTCTCATACAACAAGGGCGCAGCAGAGGATGGAATACTCATGCGATTGACTCTGGACTTACTTCAGTTGGCAAAGATGAAAGAGCCATTTCTGTATCAGGTTACTTTCATCAAGGACTCATGAAGATTAGCGAATATGCTTTTGATAAAACTATGACATTTAAGAATGCAAGTCGTAATCATCTATTATCTCAAGTCACCAGTTTCAGAATTGGTGANAAAGAAGCCTACAAAAGAGCAGATGACTTATTAGATGCTTTCGTTTATAGTCTAGCCATTGGTGTTGGTGATAAATATGGCTACTAAGGAAGAACTATGTCAGATGTAATGATTAATAATACATATCTTGGCGGTGAGTTGATGAGCCTTCTAAGTGCTGACAACATTCAGCCAGGTTCGCAAGCAGGATATGAATTATGCAAACAAATCTGGACATATCATCCTCTCGGTGGCAAATTAGTTGAAAAGCCTGTAAAACTTGCGCTATCTAAGCCAAGAACTATTACAATAGATGCTCAACCTAAAGAAATGTTGGCTGAAGCATTTAACAAGAATGGGAAAAGCTCGGTGCTACTAATCATATTCGTGATGTTATGTTTATCAATCGTACCTATGGTGCTGCTGGCATTGTTGTGGGGGCTGATAAGATTCCTACTACTGATCCCATTGACCCTTGGAATCTTCCTTATCTTAATCTTTATTTTAATCAGTTAGACCCACTCAATATGGCTGGTTCGATTGTGACGAATCAGAACCCCAATGCGCCTGACTTCCAGAAACCTCTTGCCTATACTACTGCTGCTGGTCAGCCCTATCATCCTAGTCGTAGTGTTGTTGTTTTTAATGGCACTCCTGTATATCTTCAATTTCAGTCTAGTGCCTTCGGTTTTACAGGTAGGTCAGTCTTTCAAAGGGCTTTATATCCATTAAAGTCTTTTATTCAGTCGATGATTACCGATGACTTGGTAACATTCAAGTCTGGTTTAATCATTGCGAAACAAAAACCTGCTGGCTCAATTGTCAATCGCTTAATGCAAAATGCTGCTGGTATCAAGCGCACCTATTTGCAAGAAGGCGGTACTGGTAATGTGCTCTCCATTGATATTGATGAGGAAATCAACTCTATTGATTTGACTAATACCGCAACATCTATGACAACTGCCAGAGATAACATCATTGCCAATATTGCTGCTGCTTCTGATGTTCCTGCTTTGCTCCTCAAAGATGAAGCCTTTACTCAAGGATTTGGCGAAGGCTCAGAAGATGCAAAAGCCATTGTTCAATACATTGATGGCATTCGAGTTGATATGGAAAGCCTATTTGCTTTCTTTGACAAGATCGTTATGCACCGAGCATGGAATAAAGAATTCTATGAAGCGGTGAAGAAAGCCTATCCAGAGATTTATCGCAAGATGTCTTATGAGCAAGCCTTCTATAGCTGGCAAAACAACTTCAAAGCTGAGTGGGAATCATTGATGGAAGAACCTGAGTCTGAGAAAGTTAAGGTTGCTGACATCAAGCTAAAAGGTATCACCGAAATTCTTCGTACAGTATTGCCAGTTGCAGATGGTCAGAACCGAGCCATTCTTATTCAATGGGCGCAGGACAATATTAATGAAATGCCAGATATGTTCCAGAGCAGCCTACAAATTGATACTGATGCTTTGGCTGAATATGAGCCACCTGCTGAATCCATGCCAGAAGAAAAAATGCCAAGAGCAGATGGGGGGAAATGGGCAAACCCCATCCCAAAGGCTGATGCT